AGACGGCTGCAGTACTCAGCGGTGGTCTAAGTTATACAGTTCCATTATTAATGAATTTTGAAGATGCAGGTGCAACTACTTTCACAAATAGTGGATCTGGTGGATCTATTACACAAGAAGGAAGTGGAATTACAAATAGCACTGAGCAGGTAAAATTTGGAACGAAGAGTGGTAAGTTTACAGCTGCAAATGGAAATAGATTAAGGGTTGATAACTCTGGTGGCGAGCTCGAATCTCTAGTCGCTCAAGATTGGTGTTTGGAATTTTTTGTATTTTTCAACACTATTAATGCAGCAGATTCATCGACAACACCAGATAATCAGTATATGTTTGAAGGTTCCTCATTGGTTAGATTAAGAAATACAAATGAAGCGGGTGTAACTCAACCAGGATTTCAAATACCTGGTCATAGCGCAACAAATATGCCAGGTTTAAGTGCTGTCACACAACAAACATGGCACCATTTTGCATTAGTCAATGAAGCTAATGTAAACAATAGATTTTATATTGATGGTACTTTAATTGCTACCGGTAGCAACGGAACGTTTGCCGATGGTTCAACTGATCTACGCATTGGTAACTGGAAAGATGGAAGCGGCCCCTATGGTTTTAATGGCTACTTTGACAGTATCAGACTCACTGCTGGGTGGTTTAGATATTCTGGATCAAGTTTTACTGTGCCAGCATCAGCTTTAACTGACGATAGCTAGGAATAGAAACATGTCGGTAGTAAACAGAGCAACATTTACATCTCCTGAAGATTTAGTTAATTTTCATGTTTGGGTGTCTGGTAGTAGTAACAATAACAAAGTCTGGGAGCTAAACTTAGAAGAATTATATATTGATTTTATTGTTGGGGTATCTGATGACGTACAAACACAATGTATTTCAAATTCTGGTACTTGGACGTAGTAAAAAAGTCTTGCAAGGTATAAAAAAATGTATCAAACTTGGCCAAATAATTTTAGTTTCAATTCCTCCATTGACACAGCTCTTAGTTCTATATCGTGGGAATTATCGAATCTTCGTTCAAACGGTTCAACATTTGAATCACACAACGTAGAATTCTTATCAAATCTAGATAAGATTGCTGAAGATTTAAAAGATGTTCATTATGGATCTCCTGGAGAATAGAACACGATTTCATGATCATGGTTCAGTACGATAGTTCTGGTCGAAAGATGGGATTGAAAGTCTTACAGGGTTATTGATTATAAATAATAAAAAGAAATAGGAACATGTTATGAAACTTATCACCGAAATGCTAGAAACGGATGTAGAGTTCATCACCGAAGCCAAGGAAGACGGTGGTAAGAACTACTTCATAGAGGGTGTTTTTATGCAGGGTAACATCAAGAACCGTAATGGTCGGATGTATCCAATGGAAACACTAATGAAAGAAGTAAAGAGATACAATAAAGAGTACGTTGAGCAAAATAGAGCTTACGGCGAACTGGGTCATCCACAAGGTCCAACAATTAACCTAGAGCGTGTATCACACATGATCAAAGATCTTCACCAGGACGGCAATAACGTAATGGGTAAGGCAAAGATCATGACTGAGACGCCTATGGGTAAGATTGTAAAGAACCTCATGGACGAGGGCGCCAAGCTCGGTGTATCATCACGCGGTATGGGAACTCTCAAGCCAGGTAGAGATGGTACAAATATGGTTCAATCAGATTTTCAGCTTGCAACTGCAGCTGATATTGTAGCCGATCCTTCAGCTCCCAATGCTTTCGTTGAGGGTATTATGGAGGGAGTTGAGTGGTTACAAATTGATGATCGTTGGGTTCCACAGTACATTGAGGAAACTCAAGAAATGATCAGAAAGGTTTCTAAGAAGAACTTACAGGAAGCAAAGATTGCAGCCTTTGAGAGATTCTTGAAGCAACTCTAAAAGATGTGTTTTTATAAATAATATGAATGAGAAATTTATTTTCATAAGGAGATAAAACAGATGTCCGAACTAGACTTAGAAGTAATGGAGGACGTTGAGGAGATTCTTGATACTCCTGAAGAGATTTCAGACGATGAAGATCTTTTAGAGTTCAAGGCTTCCGCTGGCGATCCTTCAGAACTTCCAGATCCCCAGACAAAAAAGACTGACGAAAAGCCAAAAGGCAAAGGCGATCCCATGCAGAAAGTTCAGGTACCAGGTACAAAAGCTGGTATGATCAATGCTATGGTTCAAAACATGAATTCAATGAAGAAAAGTGATCTTGCTGCTGCTTATGGTAAAATCAACGCTGCCATGTACGGCGAAGAAGTCGAAAGTGAAGACGATGCAAAAGAGCAAATCATTGATTCAGCTCCACGTCAACTCGCTTCTATTTCAGCTGATGATATCGATGTTCAGGAAGACGTTGATGCAATGTTCAACGGCTCAGACCTCGATGAAGAGTTCAAAGAAAAGGTTACAACAATCTTCGAAGCCGCTGTAGTTTCAAAAGTTAACGAGCAGATTGAAAAGTTTGCGATTGAAGCAGAATCTGATGTCGAAGTAACTCGCACAGAAATTGTTGATGAACTTACAGAAAAGGTTGACTCATATCTTGACTACGTAGTTCAGGAATGGGTTGAGGAAAATAAACTCGCCATTGAAAAGGGTGTTCGCGCCGATATGGTTGAGGATTTCCTCAAAGGCCTTAAGGGTCTATTCGAAGAGCATTATGTCGACATTCCAGAAGAGAAGGTTGACGTTGTTGAGGAACTCATTGCTAAGGTTGATGAGCTCGAAGGCAAGCTTAACGAAGAAACAGACAAGAATGTTGATCTAATCGGTAAAATCAAAGAATTCGAGAAAGATGCTATCTTTACAGAAGCAACTGGCGAACTCACTGATACTCAAATCGAAAAGCTTCGCGGACTTGCTGAAGGAATTGATTTTGATAATGCTGATGATTTTCGTAAAAAAATCGGCATGTTAAAGTCACAATATTTTGATATTGATGAAGAGACCGATACGGTCATTGTCGATGATGAAGATGGTCCCATTTCTCTTGAAGAAGAGAACCAAGGTCCTACAGGTGCTATGGCAGTGTACATGAATGCCATTTCAAGATCTGCTAAAAATTAATATTATTATAAATAATCTATGAAGGCTGATTAATACAGTAAGGAGAAAACAAAAATGTTTCTATCTGAAGACTTACAGAAGAAGTGGCAGCCAGTCATTGAGCATCCAGACCTCAGCGAGATTAAGGATTCTCATCGTCGGGCCGTTACTGCTACTCTTCTAGAAAACCAAGAAAAGGCTTCACGTGAAGCTGCTTTCGGTTCCGGTGGCTATCAGATGCCATCACTACTCGGCGAAGCCGCGCCAACGAACGCAATGGGTGCATCAAGCTCCACTGCTTCTGACGGTAACGTCGATATTTTCGATCCAGTGCTAATCTCACTGGTTCGGCGTTCAATGCCAAACCTCATTGCATATGATGTCTGCGGCGTCCAGCCAATGACAGGCCCAACCGGTCTTATCTTTGCAATGCGTCCGCAGTACAGCTCACAGGGTGGTACAGAGGCTCTCTACAACGAAGCCAATACAACTCACTCTGCTTCTGCCGCTGCTAACACCAATTCACGTTCCGTCATCGACGGTAGTGCTGGTGATGTTCAGGCTGGTTCGGATCCAACTGCTCGTGCAACAGGTTCTGGCTACACAGTCACAACCGGCATGACAACTGCCGAGGCTGAAGCTCTTGGTGACGGTTCTACCAACGCATTCGGCGAGATGGCTTTCTCCATCGAGAAGGTTGCCGTAACTGCAGTGTCTCGGGCACTCAAGGCAGAGTACACCATGGAACTGGCTCAGGATCTAAAAGCCATCCACGGTCTCGACGCCGAAACAGAACTCAGCAACATTCTTTCCGCTGAGATTCTTGCCGAAATCAACCGCGAGGTTGTTCGTACAATTAACTACACCGCTACTACTGGTGCTCAGGACAACACAACAACGGCTGGTACATTTGACCTCGACGTCGATGCTAACGGTCGCTGGAGTGTAGAGCGTTTCAAGGGTCTGGTCTTCCAGCTCGAGCGTGAAGCCAACCAGATCGCGAAGTCAACACGTCGCGGTAAGGGTAACATCCTAATCTGTGGTTCAGATGTTGCATCTGCTCTTCAGATGGCTGGTGTCCTAGACTACACACCTGCTCTCAGCGCCAACCTAAATGTGGACGACACAGGCAACACCTTCGCGGGTGTCCTAAATGGCCGCATGAAGGTCTACGTTGATCCATACTTCACCAGTGCATCTGGTAACCAGTATGCAACTGTTGGATACAAGGGGTCCAGCGCATTTGATGCAGGTCTCTTCTACTGCCCATATGTACCTCTACAGATGGTCCGTGCAGTTGGGGAAAACACCTTCCAGCCAAAAATCGGATTCAAGACACGCTACGGCATGGTCGCAAATCCATTCGCAACAACAGCCGCTGATGGTTCCGTCAGCACTGCGGTGAATGATAAGAACATCTACTACCGCATTGTTACTGTCGCAAACCTAATGTAATAAAAACAATACGGTTTCGATGAAACTTAGAGGGGGGCTTCGGCTCCCCTCTTTTTTTATATATTGATCTATATAAATAGTACATGATATACTTAAAACGAAATATGGTTACTGTAGAGATCTTATATTACATGCCAGACTATAATGACATTGTTCAGGAATTTATCTGGCAGACTGACGATATCATACCAGAAATACCTAGAGTTCACAGATTCTTAAACTTCTGGAAAGATCACATCGAAGCAGTAATAAAAGAAGTACAAGTTGGTTATTCGGACAATCACCGTGGATATAGAACGGTAGAATTTATAGAAGAGATTAAAAAATGGCATTGATACCAAAAATTGGAGTTGATCTTCTTGAGTCTGAAACACTGACTCAAAATCTCAACTTTTTATCCCCTCTTGGATTCCGTTTTGTTTTAAATAGAGCACCGAATATAGAGTACTTCTGTCAAGCGGCAACGTTACCAACAATA